TTACAGGCGGCGGCGCAGGTTTCGTGCGATCTCTAAAGCGCTTGTGGCCGACGTCTTGAGCGCACCTGCTTGGCTGCGAACCTCGCTTACCGTCGCGATGTCTCTACGGTATATCGAGCGCTTCCATATTCGCTGTGCCGCGCGATGTTCCTCAGACGACGTTGCCATCGGGTCGCCATCGCCTCTGACCAAGAATTCGTACAGCGCTGGTTCACCGTCGATCGGCCCAATGTCGCCGTCAGCCGGCCGAACCACGAGGCGCAGTTCTGTCATAGCTTGCCACATATCTAATTGGGTACTGTTGGGACGCAAATCGCCGTACTGCGGTACGGCAACGAAGGCAGTTATACTGGCCTGTTCCGCATCAAGTGAGGCTTCTAGCGTCGCGACCCGTTGTAGGGTTCGGTCGAGGTCCGCGATCTGCCCATCGATAAAGGTCTTATGCGCAGCGGCACGGGCTCCCACCTGCTCTTCGCTGTCGTACATTCGTGCGCCTCGTCGCCAAGCGAGCCACAACTTCAGCGTCGCATGCCCTCCTAAGACAGTCGCGTAAAGCAATCCGAGAGCCGCTACGAAAATCGCCCCAAGCCATCCCAAGTCGCCCTTCGCAAAGAAGAGTACCCCTGCTGAACCGACGAGTGGGAAAACCAAGCCGGGCATCCAAAACCATCTCGCTTTGAAGGTTTCGTAGAAACGCGCCCAAAGCTCGTTTCCCGTGGGCCTAGGGGGGCGGGGCGGAGGTTGGTATTGCTGAACTTGCACTGGCATCTACGCCCTTGAAAACGAGTCGCTTCAGAAAAATTGTTCTGCTGGATCGGATTGTCCAGCACAAAGCGCACTGGCAGTTGATCTGAAAGGTAACAACTGGCGCGCCGTCGCATGTCAGCGAATGGTGGCCTAGAACGATCGAGTGGACAACATTACCATCACGCTCTTGGCTTGCGCTGCGTCGCTTATCGTCGCCACACGATCACCCTCCGCTTGATCCTGGGCTGACCGGCGCTTGTGCGAATCGGCGCCGGCTGCGTACCCTTCCGCTATGGCCCATCTCACCACCTCGCTCGATCGCCTCCGCCAGTTCCGCGCCACGTTCAACGAGGGCGAGCAGGTAGACGAGGAGAGCGGCCTCATGGCGGACGATCTCAGCGCGATCATTCGGGCTGTCGAGGCGTTCGGAGAGGACGTGGTCGCTGGCGATCCCGACGAGACGGATTGATCGAGCCGGCCAAGCCGGCGCGAGGATGAGCAGCCTGACCTCGTTGCCGAGGCTTAAATGACGCGGCACCACCTCATCGCGTTCGTCATCATGATCGTTGCCGCCCTGTTGACGATCGCCTTCCTCCTTTTGCGAAGCCGCGATTAAATCGTCTCGTCGGCCCATCCTCCTGATCAGCGATTTGACTCTGTTAACCAATTCTTTACGGTTGGTGCTGCATTGCACAATCGCGCTAATAGATATCCGGGAGAATGATCATGGTTCGGAAGTACCTCGCCGCCGTTGCCGCCACCGCGCTCGTTGCGGCGCCTGTCGCTGCCGCTCCGGTCAACCCGGCAGCCAGCCTGTCGGTCGCTAAGTCCGTTCGCGCTGGTTCGGCTTCGGCGAAGAAGAGCGAGCTTGCCGGTGGTGGCATCATTATCGCTCTCGTCGCCGCCGCGGCGGTCGTCGCCGGCATCGTCATCGTTGCTGACGACGACGACAGCGACAGCAACTAATACCGTTTGGCCTGACGTACCCCTCTCATCGTCCGCCAGGTCAAATGGAGCACTCCGGTGCTCGCAAAGGGGGCTTCGGCCCCCTTTGTTATGTCTGCGTCTCGTCCGACCAGGCGCCTGACCGGCGCAGCTGGCGAATGCCATTGCTCGACAGCATCTTGGGTTAATGCTCCGCGCGATGGACTGCCTCTATGCGTGGCCCGTGAGGAAGTGGCACCCCATCTACACGGCGCCTGAAGGGGTGCGAGTGGTCACGAAAGTTGATGACGCGAACGGCGTCCGCAACGAAACCATTCTCGTCCGCCAAGGGCAGGCGTGGTTCACGCCTAACCCGGCCGGCGTGCCCGTTGGCTACCAGCCCACGCACTGGAGCATAAGTTAGGCCGATGATTTGCGCCTGAGCTATATGGCGGCTAGCGCGTTCCCGTGCATGTAGAGCTTAGAGTTTTCCTAGCGTTCGCCGCGGCGTTCGTGCTTTCCGTATTACTCCTCGGCTGGGTATTTCGAGGGTACGACGAAAACTAGTCCGTAGTGTCGGACCAAGCACCCGACCGACGCAGCTGTCGGATGATCCCGTGGAACGAAGCCGTCATGGACTGCGCCCGGCCGATATCGTGCGTACCTTGCCCGCCCTCCCAGAACTGGACCAGCGGCCAGCGCTCGGGGCAGTGCGGCCAGAGGCATCGGAGGGCGAGGCGAATCGGTGCCGCGGCAGGATCGATCCGGTTACCCGAGGCCATCGCCGCACGCAGGATCTGCACCGATAGCTCGACCGTGATTCGCTGTTGCCGCCGCATTCGGCTATGGAACGTAACAGGAACAACAACGCAAGCGATTCGCCATGCCCCGCTGCCGACTATGCACCAGCAACGATATCGAAGCCGTCAACGAGCACTTGGCCGAAAAGCTATGGGACAGCCGGATCACGAACCTTGAAGGCGCGATCCCGTGGAACGAGGCGGGCGCGACATGGCAGGCGGCGTTTCGAGAGCTAGCTGTCGCCGCTCGCCAAGCGCTCCATAATTAGCCGTAAGTCCTTGCAATCGCGCGATATCTTAGGTTAGCGTCAGCGCTCAAAAGGAGCTTGGCTTTGCCGCGCACGTTATCGGTGCCCAACGGGCAAGTTCGCGTTGTGAGCGCGACCACCACCCTCAAGCTAGCCGAAAGAATGCTGGCTGCGTCGCGGGTCGTATCGTTGGGTTTGCCAGCGGGATTTTCGCCCCCAACGCCCATGAACCTGCTATTAGAACTCTTCATCGCGGAAGAGAGTGCCCAGTATCCTGAGCCAGCTGATCTTGGAAAACACGATGGCATGAGCCCGCGCGTAGTTGAGCGCTGGCTAATCGCCTTGGCGGATCGGCGTCTTGTTGAGCGGAACGACCGGGCGGTGGCTCTGACAGAGCACGGATATGATACCGTCGTGAGAGTGCTTGAAGCGATGTTCAAGGCTCAGCGGATGCTGGATTAGTGCAGTAGAGAATTTTCGTCGAGGCGATCAAGTGCGGCCGCAATGTATGCTGCTGTAGCCGCATCCCACTTGTCGGCTTCGGCTAAAGCTTGCTCTAAGAGAGAGCGCAACCTGACTAGGTTGCAAGGTGTAGAAGTAGGCTCCGGCATCATTTCGGTTTAATCGTATATCGTCGCCTGGCAAGCAGTATGGATGTCTGCGGGAAGGCGGATTCCGTACAGGCCCAAAGCGGTCATCAGCAACGCATTGGCTCAGCAACCGGATCGAGCAGGTCGAAGGCCCGCTCCCGTGGAGCGAAGCGCGCGCAACCTGGCAGGGCGCGTGCCGCGAGCTCGCCGTTACTGCTTGGCAGGCGCCGCAACAGGCATAGATCAATAGCTCATGTGCGAGACCGGCCTGCCGTAGGGGCGTAGTCATCTTGATGCCCAAGTCGCTGACCTCGTATTCGGACATGCAACCTAGGAGCCCGCCCTTTGCCCCCTGCGGGCGGGCTCCCTTTCACGAAGCCGGAGTGCCTCGGTTCTGGGCGTCCCAGAAGAACGGCACGTCGTTGTTGGCGAAGACCGAGCGGGGTTGGCCGCTGCCGCCGTTTGTGCGGACCTTGAGCCGGATCGTGATCTTACCGTTGGCGTCGATGTCGCCCTGCTTCACGACGTATCGAAGCGCGGCCGACTGGCCGAAGTAGCTGTTCTCCCGGATCGTCCATGAACCGATCGACGTCGATGCGTTGAGGGCACCCGCCGCGCGGTTGGTGGCGACGCCCCCGTTGATGATCTCGAAGTTCCACTCGATCGATCCACGATCCGAGTACCCGTCCGCCGCCTGGCAGTTGATGCCGACGTCGATGACGTCGCCGACTTTCGCCGTCAGGACCAGGTCGATGCCGGTGTCGAAGTTGATGAACGTCGAGTTGCTCGCGGCTGCAGTGACGTTGCCCGACGAGCGCGAGGCCATGGCGTAGTAGAAGGGGCGTGCCATGCCGTAGAGCTCGGCGAACATGGCGTTGATCTTGTCGCCGCCGGCCTTGCCGCTGTCGCCCGCGCCTGCGGTGGTGTCGATGACCTGACGGCTCATGATGTCGCTCCAAAGGTCGGGCTATCGGAGCCCCAGGTTGAGGTGGACGAGCCGAAGAACCCCGCCGCGGTCTTCGCGATCGTGGGGCTGCCAACGGCAGACGAGGAGGCAATGCCGGTGGGTGAGACGGGCGGCGCGGATGCTGGCTGCACCGTCGGCGCACCCACGGCAGCGCTGCTTGCGACGAGGGCCGGCGCGATGGCGCCCTGGTCAGCCTTCACGATAGATGGCGAGCCAACCACCGCTGCGCTTTCGATCCGCGAAGGCGACACTGCCGGGCGCGCGCCGCCAGAGACGGTTGGCGATCCCACTGCTGCGCTCGATGCGATCAGGGCCGGGGCAACGCTGCCGCTGGCGCCCGCGGCGACGGCCGGCGCACGGACGATAGAGCCGCTGGCGATCTGCGTGGGCGCGATCGTGCCCGCCACCGCCGCGGCGACTGACGGCGCAGCAACTGCCGCCGCGCTTTCGATGCGACCAGGTGCAACCGGAATGCGGGTGCCGCTGTACAGGGAAGGCGTGCCGACAGCCGCGGTCGACGTGATCAGCGTCGGGGCCAAGCTGCCCGGCGCACCGGCTGCGACCACCGGCGCACCGACGCCGGCCGTCGACGCGATCAGCGCCGGCTGGATACCGGTAGGCGGTGGTGGCGCGGGCCAGCCTGCCTCGAGCAGGACGACGGACATGCCGATGCTGGTGATCAGCGCGCGCCGGCGAAGCCGCTCGACGACGATCGTCGGCGTCATGACGGGCGTCGCGCGGCGGTGATCGGCTGCTCGACAGGCAGCTGCAGCCGCAAGCCCAGCCACTCGTCGGGCGATGGATCGGTGCGGACCAGATCCAGCTGCGCTGTCGTGTTGGTCAGCAGCGCCGTCGATGCGCCGGGGATGCTGAGCTCAACGGTGTTGTCGTCGATCCGCATGATCGTCCCGTCTGCGGTGCTGAGCCTCGCCGCCGCCGCACCGCCCACGAACAGGGCGATGTCGGCGAGCAGCGCGCAGCCTTCGGGGAAGGGGCTGGCTTCGTCCTCGGCGACAGGACGGACGGAGAGCCGCGCCTTGTATGGATACCCCCGCGCGATCGCGGGAACGTTATGCGTGGTCGTGCTCAAGGCGCGGCCCTCCGATCAGAGATTGAAGATGCCAGCCGAGGGCCAGGTGACGTTCTGGTTGCCGCCATCGGGGGTGAACGGCAGGCCGGTCGCGGCATCGATGTACGCGATGAGGTCCGAGGTCGTGGCGTCCCCGGTGTCGCGGTAGATGACCATCGCCTCGACGTTCGCTGCGGTGCCGGTGCCGGCGGGGACGGACGTGAAGGTGCTGTCGGCCGCGTCGAACACGCCGCTCGCTACCGTCTTGCTGCCGAGCGTTACCGGGCTGCCAATGCGCGCCGCGGCCGGCACCGACGACAAAAACTGATGCGTGTCGGAAAACGTGTAGGCGCCGGTGTCGACCAGTTGCACCTTCACGGTGCCGGTGACCAAGTTGACGCCAGCCCCGAGGAGGGACTGCTTGTAAAGCGAGTAGAGGCGGTTTGCCATGGGATGAGCCTTTCATGCTCAGGAGGAAGAGGATCAGCGCAGCGGCGCGTCGGGGTCGATCTCGTGGCTGAGCTTGTCGACGCGGTGACCGGGCCACCACGCGTGATGCGGCCCCCAGCTGATCGTCACGCCCTCGGGCGGATCGTTGCCTACCGGGACGTAGAAGAGGAGGCGCTCGCCACTCGGCCGGTCGACCAGCACGCGCCGCGCCGCCTGGTTGGTGTTGGGGACGGCGCCGGCGTCGACGTGGACGACCCTGCCGGTGCCGCTCACCTGACGCCGAACAGCGAGAGGATCTTCCGGGCGATGGTGCCGGCGCGCGTTGAGGCCACATCGTTGTAGATCGCCTGGACCAACCCGCGCGCGATGTCCTCGATGTCGCCAGCCGTGGTCTCCAGTCCCTTGCCCTTGGTCAGCGCGATGAGCGCGGGGATGGTGCGGCCGAGCACGACATCGAACTTCTGCTGGCCGGACAGGCTGTCGTTCGAGATCGTGAGGATGTTGTCGCGCACCGACTTCGCGATCGGCAGCGTCATGAGGAGGGCAATGGCCTCCTGCGTCTCGCTGAGCATGATCTCGACTACCTCCTTGGCGGCCGGCGAGCGGAAGATCTTCTTGAAGAGCGACTTGATGGACACGGGATGTCTCCTTGCGTGAACCTGAGGTGATGGGATGGTTCAGCCGACCGCGAGCCGCGCCCCGATAGGGGGTCGGCATGGTACGGCTGGCGAAATGGTTGGTGGCGGTGTGGCGGCGCCTCAGGCGCGCGGCGCGGGAGGAAGAACAGGCCCCCATCCGCCTAGCGAAAGCCCGTCCTGGAAAACCGCGGCGATCGCCGCGATCTGGGCGGCGCGGTCGGTCCCGTTGATGATTCGGCGCGCCTGGGTGAACTCGGCAAGGGTGGCGAGCCCAGATGCGGGCAGGTAGCTGGCCAGCCGCTTGCCGGTGAACCAGCCCTCAAGCATGCCCTCGACCATGACGCGCGCGGAGATGGCCGGATCGAGCGCCAGGTCATAGTTGCCGGTCAGGCCGCCCTTGAGGCCGAGCTCCGCATCCGCCTTCGCGTAATTGTCCGCCCAGGTCAGCTGCACGTCGCCGCGCCCGTAGGCGATCTGGCCGCCATGCCTGCCGGGCACGCCGTAAGCCTTGCCCTTGCCGCGACCCATCTCGCGGACCGGGCGCATCGTCTGCGCCGTCTCCCAGAACGACGTTGCAAGCCCATAGGCGACATAGGCGATCGGGCATCCGGCCGCGCCGAACGCGTCAAGCTTGCACTGGATGCCCGCCAGCTGCGCGGTGCTGATCGTGCCGTTCGCGAATTGCGGGCGGACGCGGTCGAAGAACGCCTTGGGGCGGGCGAGCGCGCGCGGCGCCGCGATCGCCGGCGCAGGGGCCGTCGGCATAAGGAATCATCCTCTTGATTTAGGTTGGCGGGCTCGGCACTCTTGGAAAGTTCGGCGTGTGAGAGCCGAGCCGCGCCCCGCTGTTCTCTCCAAACTGTTCCGCGGGGCGCGTTAGGTGATGATCAGCCGCGCTAATCCTGTTGATTGAGTTGGCTGCGACAGGCGATCAGGTTGCACTTGGTCGGCGCACCCCCGAGCGAGTCGGCCCGCGCTCCGCCGGTTCTGTTCTTGCCCGGCGGAGCGCGTTACGCTTCAGGCTTGGTCGGGGGCGCCTTGGGCGGTTGGAACAGGTCGCTCCCGCGCTTCACCCAAGCGAGGCACGCGCTGATGATCAGCACGCCGGCCGAGCCGAGGCCGGTCCCGTAGACTAGCGCCCAGAACGGTTCGGGCCGCAGCCGGATGATCATGCCCGCGGTGAACAGCAGGGTGAGTACCGACACGGGAAGGTCGACGTTCCAGCGGTGCTCCTTGCGAGCCTCCTGGCTGACGTAGAAGCGGACGGCGAGGCAGGCGCACAGACCTGCGATCATGCTGCCCGCCTCGAACGCGTAGCCGACGAAGTGCCAGATGACGGGGGTGGATTCGGTCACGGTCGCCGCCTTGTCTCTTGCAAGGGCGGCCGCGGCCGCGGGGAGGACGGCGCCGACCGTCGCGATCGATCGCCACATCATCGCGTGGAGACCACGCCGATCGCCGCGATCAGGCTGAGGAGGAAGATGCAGGCCGGCCGCTTCAGCTGGTGCCGGGATGCCCAGAGGCGGGTGGGCAGGGGCTCTCGCTTCAGATGCTCGGCCATTGTGCGGCCGGAGATCTCGAACAGGCCGAGCGCGAGCAGGCCCAAGGTGAAGGCGACCGGATCGGTGAACCGCTGGAAGGTGAGGAGCCAGCCTGTCGCGTGCGCCTGCTGCGGGTCCCATCCCCATAGCACCATCGCGGCCGGGCCGAACCGGATCGCCATGGCCAGCGCTACCGCACCCCCGAACCCGCGCCACACCGTCACCGGATGCCACAGCTTGTCCTCGACGCGATGCCGCCAGATATCCCGCATCATCTTGAGCGCGAGCATCAGCGAGATGACGAAGCCCGCGGTAAAACCGGCGAGGTTTAGGACGACGAGCCAGCCGTGCCCGTCGAAGGAGGGGGGCGCGACCGTCATCGGGCCGCGCGCGACCGACTGAGCCGCGAAGCTGCTGTTGTTCATCCGCTGATGCTCCGGTTATTCGACGACGAGGCGGGCGAGGAGGCGGCCGGCCGCGGCATGCCCTGCAATGCCGGGGTGGTTCTCGCCATTCGAAGGGGTCAGATCCTCGGGGCTGATGCCGACGGCGCCAATGTACGGGTCGAGCAGGATGGGTCGGAGGCTGTTGAATGCTGCTCCGGCCTCGATCGCCGCCTCGCGCACTTGGTTGGAGACGTTCTCCCAGTTGGCCGCGATACCGACGTTCCGCGCCCGCCATGCTCCCTGGACGATCACCTCGACGCCGATCGCCCGGAACGTCCTGATGATGCCGACCATGTTCGTGCGGGTCGGGACGGAAGCCGTCGTGTCGTTCATCGCCATGTGCGGCACCACAGTCGTCACCGCGTTCGCCTGAGCGTATGCCACGGCAGCGTTGAGCCATGCGGTCGGCGCGCCGTTCGACCACAGATCGTTGCTCGACTTCCCGCCGATGCAGAAGTTGTCGTACCAGAGGTTGGTGCCCAGCGTGTGCAGGCCGCGCGCCTCGATAGCCTTCACCATCTCCCAGATCGCGCCGAACTTCGTGTGGGCCGCGCCGGCGCCGTCATCCGGGCGTCCGATCTGCACTGCCGTGTACACGGGAATGGCGTTCGCCAGGTCGGTCGAGATATGGATCGGGCTCGTGCCGCCCTCGTCAGTCAGGTAACGGCGCGCCCGATCGCGGTTGGGGCCGTTCGGTGCGGTGGCGCTCTGCGTCCCGCCTACCGGACCGTCCAACGCACCGATCGAATCGCCGATCGACATGATCCGCAATGGCTTCCCCGCGCCGATAGCTGCTCGCGTCTTCGGAATAGCGCGGCGAAATAGTCGACGGTCAGCCTCGACCTGCGCGACAATGTCGCGGTGCACCCCGTCCTCGATCGCCCAGACTGCAACCGGCGTAGCGGCCACCGGCGTGGTGCGGCAGTTGAAGAGCGCAACCAAGCGCCCATCCGTCACGGCAGGAATGCGCTCCCCGGCGTCGTATTGAGCTTCGACGCCCTTCAGGACGCTGATCGTCAGGTCTTCGATGTTGAGCGCGAGCACGTCGTAGCGGGTGTAGGTTGTCGCGGCATCGAGCGTCTTCGTTGCCGTGAACGGCAGCATCAGGCCGCTGCGCGCGAGCACGCCGCGTACCGTCACCGCCCGTCCGCTCGTTACCGCAGAGGCTTCAGCGACCCGCCAGTCGTAGGTTGCGGCGAGAGCCGCCACCCGTCCGCGCAACCGGATGCCGAGCTTCGACCCGGCCCCGATTGTGGTGGTCGGCTGATACCCGGTCACGCCTTGCGCATAGATGCCGCGCCGCTGCGGCTCTGTTTCGGTCGACGGCATCGACGTGACGCCCATCGCCGTGAGGTTGCGCGCCGCGGTGAAGGCGCTGACGAACACGTAGTAGGCATAGCCCGCCTCGATCGCGATCACCTCACCGATGCGGATGATGGCGCGCCCGCGGGTGTTGGCAGCCAAGCCCACGTCGGCGAGTGGAGAGATGCCGCTGCGCAGAACCTCGTCCGTGGCCGACGGCGCTGCCGAGTTGATGTCGTCTGAGGACAGCGGGCGACGGACGATCCGCCAGCCAAGGTAGGCTGCCACGTCGGCCGGGAATGCCGGAAGCTCGACGCGGTCGACCTGCATCCCAACCGGAAGGTCATAGCCTGCGTCCTGCCGGATACCCCAGCCGGTGAAGCCGCCACCCGGATCGAAGAAGTTGGTCGAATACATCGCGTCGCGCGTCACGGGGGTGCCGTCCTGCGCGATCTGCGGTTCGATGTCGCCGATCCGGCGCGCCAGCGACCGACCCACCATGTTCAAGGTGTAGGAGAGCGCGAGCGTCTGATCGACCATGGTGTAAGGCACCACGTCGCCCGGTCCCGCATATTCGGAGACCGGGAAGGCACGGCCGCCTCCATTCACCTGGTAGAAGGGGTGGTTACCCGTCAGCGTGATAACGTGCGCGAAATCGCCTTGCTCGACGGCAAGCGGCGTCGCGAGAACGACCGTCAACGGGCCATCCCCGGCGTCGACGACAGCGAAGGGCGCCTCGCAGCGGGCTTTGCCGTTAGCATCGGTGAAGACGAGTTTGCCGGTCATCGGCCCGTTGCGTCGGATGGACACTTGGGTGACCTGCCCCGCCTGCGGTGCAGGGATGTTCAGGCCGTAGGCAAAGCTCTTCGGCAGACCGTTGCCGCTGGTCGGCGCGGTGGACCCGATCTCTTGAACCGGCAGGGCAGCCACGGGGACGCCGGTGCGAAGCAGAGCATTCGGACCGAGCGCAGAGGCTTGCGTCGCGGCTGCCTCCGCCCGCGCGACTGCCGGCAAGATGAGGTCGGCACCATCAATACGGACGCGGACATCGTCATTGCCGAAGGTCAGGGTCGCGCTGGTCCAAGTCGATCCTGAAGCATAGGCCGCCCCAGTGCCATCGGAACGACCGGTCGGTGCGGCGTCCATGCCGTAGGTCGTCGGCAGCGCCGTCAGCGTGCCGTAACAGAGGCGGCGCTTGTCCTGCCCGAATAGCCCGATCAGATCGTAGAAGAGCGTCGAGGCGTCGCCGAGCTCGCCCACGTAGGGCACCTTGGCGGCGTCCTCCATTGTCGTCTCATTGATCCGCAGGATGACCTGGCTGGTCGGAACGCCGTTCGAGAAGGTGACGCCGGCGAGCCGCAGCCCTTCAGCGTTGGCCGTCGCACCGATGCCGAGCGCGATCGCCGCAGCGCCGGGCGTCTCCGGCCGCAACCGCGCTTCAAGCGCGAGCGGGACGCCCGTCAGGTCCAGGCCTTCGAAGAAGATATTGCGGACGCATGGGCCCACTCGGTCTGCCGCGATCGGCAGACAGGCTGCAGTTGCCATTCAAATCTCCGAAGGGTCAGGTGTTGAGGCGGAACAGCTTGCAGCTGATCGAAAAGCTCGCGCCGATGGCGAGCAGTGGGCCGGACAAGCCCACGCTAAGAGATGTGGCAGAGACGGCGACCGCGTCGCCGATGATGTAGCCATCGACCGCTTGTGTGGGGCAGAGGGTCAGGCTGTCGCCCGCTACCAGGCCGAGGGTGGCCGGAACCGTGATCAGAAGGCGGCGCGGGCCGGCAGCGACCGCAACGGTGGCCTTCTGTCCGATCGTGACGGTGCCAAGCAGCGCGCTGGCGGGAACACCCCGAAGGCTCGCGAGCCATTGCGCCTTGGTACCGGCATAGCCCTGCTCGCGGGCGAGGTCATAGGCCGACTGCCCAGGCGCGCCGATCAGCGTGGTCAGCCATTGCGTGATCGTGCCGCCATAGCCCTGCTGCCGCGCGATCTGATACGCCGATGCGCCGTCGAGGCCATCGGTGCCCGGCTTCCCACGCAGGGCATCGTTCTGGGTCGGGTCGCTGACCAGCAGCATGCTCACCGGTTGCCCCATCGGCATGATGCCGCGCGAGAGCAGAACCATAACGGGGTCGTCGAACGAAGGTGGCGTCAGGGAGCCGGCGAGCCGCATCATCCCTTGGCCTGCCTGCTCGAGGCGAAGGTAGACGCGCTGGATGCGGGGAACTGTCTCCTTCATCGGTCGTCCTGCTGCGCCAGCTTGTTGTGGCTAAGCAGCCAGTTGCCGTCATCGTCGACCAGCACGTAGGTGTGGGCTTGCGCGACGGTGAGCGCGACGACCTTGCCGCTGCCGGCCGGCTTGCCCGCGACGTCTGCTCGCGCCCAGCCGCCCGGCCCCCACCAGAGGTGCGAAGGCGAAGTGAGGGGGCGTGCGTCGATTGCGAACAGGTCGCTTTCGAACACGCGAGTGAAGGTGACCTGATAGGCGCCCCAGCGATCGCTGCCAGCTTCCGCCTCCATTTGCGCCCAAACCCAAGCTCCCGCCTCGATGCCACCAACCGCGATTGTCTCGCCGGGGCCAGTGCGCTCGGTATTGGCGAGCAGGATGCGGGCGGAAGTGACCGGGCAGCCGCCGCCGCCATAGCCCCCGCCGCCGTCGCCCGCCGGAGGTGTCTCACTCGCGGGCGGCGTGCCGTCGGCATTGAGCGTCGTCATCTGGCGAATGATCACGTAGGCGGGCGAGGCGGTCTCATTGAGCGCCGGCGCCTGGGCGACGATGAATTTCGCCGCGGCGAGATCCCACAGGACCATGTACGTTGTGCCCGCGGAAAGGCCGGATATCGTTTGCGCGGGGAAGTCGAGCAACCGACCGTCGTCGATGGTTGCCTGGAACGGCGCAATGATGATCGCATCCACGGTGCTGTCCAGCGGGTAAGCCACCGACTGGCGAACGATGAGGAACGCCGCGCGGTCCGGAAGAACCGGATAGCTGACTGGAACCGAAAGGTCGGGCGTCGGGGGCGCGGCGCCCGTCTTGCCGAGGCAGAATGCATGTTTGGCGAAGGTCTCGGACCGGCACGTGAGCGTCACCGTCATGTTGCTGCCTTCGATCTCACGGTTGCGGACAACGATGTCGCGCGAGAGGGCGGCGTCAGGGATGTCGACCGTCAGGCAGTCGCCGGGGCGGTAGCCGATCGCGTAGACCTTGCTCGGCAGGACGATGCCGTCGAGCTCGCGACCGTTCCAGATCTCGTACAGCCCCAGCTGCGCGCCTTGATCGACCTGCTGCACCAGTGGAAAGGTGATCTCGCTTGGTCGGCTGCCGCCATCGGCCGTAACATAGTCCGGGATAGCGATGGCATCGAGCGGCACCTCCTCCCAGCCGTGGCTTTCAAGGCGGACGCGCGCAATGACCGTGTTCCGGCGCTGACGGCGCGAGGCCGTGCCCGGCACGTCGACGTCCCCGGTGATATCGTTTGACGTGATCGTGCCGATCGACACCCGCGGCGCGTTGAAGCTGCACGACAGCTGCGCGCCGACCGGAAACACCTCGCCGCCGCCTGCCTGGGCGATCATCTTGAGGATGTCCCAGCTGTTGTCGCTGGTGGTGTAGACGATGCCGCCCACCTTCCAGTTGTTCGCATCGCAGACGTTCGCCCAGTCGACGAACGGCGCCATGTCGATACCGTCCGCACCGATTCCGCCGCCCGCGATCAGCACGCCGTTCTGGTAGCGGCCGAACGCCCAGGTGATCGCATGCAGGGCGGGATTATCCGACCAGACGTAGGTCGCTTCCTCGCCAAGCCGGCACGCGCCGGCGCCGCCGCCGGGGTAGGTGCTGTCTAGCCGGGGATCGTAGACGTACACCCCTTCGACGATGCGACCGCGCTGCGGCACGCCGTTCGGATAGACCTTGCCCTTGTCGTCGAACTTCAGCGTCCAGAGATCGGCCGCCAAGCCGGAGAGCTTGCTCGACGATCCCCATCCGGCAAACGGGCCTTGGGGCCCGGCCATGGTGCGCGTCTCTGGGCAGGCTCCAAGCTGCTGGTCGAGCCACATATACCCGGCGTAGCTGCCGCCGATCGCCGTGCCGTTGAGGCTGGTAGCTACCTTGTTGATGAGCAGCGGACCGAGGCTGCGGACCGGGCCGATGCTGTGGACCGTAACCCAGGATTCGAGGCTGTTTTTGGATCCGTAAAATTGGCGGTGGACGACGTTGCCGCCGCTGTACGTTCGCCCGATCGCGACCGGCATGCCGGCATCCTTGTCAATCTTGAACTGCGTAGCGTTGCCGCCGACGCTACCTTTCGGGGACGCGATTGCCGACGCGAGTGAGAGACCGGCACCCACCGCGCCAGCGATTGCACCAACGGAAGCGAAGGTCGCCGCGGATACGCCTAGGAAAGTCGCCGTTGAGGCACCCGCCGCAACGGAGCCAAGAAGGCCGGCGCTTACGGCCGCACCGACGCCGGTTGACACCAAGGCCACCGCGCCGACAACAAATGCCGCCGTTCGGAGTGCTTTCACGGGCGATTCCCTCCGGCGCGCTGAAGGAGTGGGATATGCGTAATGCGATCTTGATGGCGGCAGCGTTCGTTGCTGCGGCACCGGCCGGCGCAAAGCCGAAGGAACCCAGATCGGTTGATCTATCGGCGCGGCCCGTCGAGGATCTGGCCGGCTGTGTTGCCCTTCGACTCGCGGAGGCGTCGGGCTATGAGATACGAAAAAGCCAAACCGCTTCGGCTACTGAGCTTCAGATGAAGTATCGAGTAGCGGGTGTGGCCGCGACTGCAGCCTCATTTGTAATTGAAGACCTCGGCGATAAACGACGATTGACCATATTCGCGACGGGGAAAAGCAACGGCGCGCCGCGGACGATCGCAGCGCGCACTCGTCAGTGCGTCAACGCCTGATCAAAGCCTCCAAGCGCTGAGGAAGGCGGTCGGCTGCAAAATCTCTGCAGCACCGACATCTTCGTGGAAGCCGAGCACCCGGCCATTACCGACCGCAATCGTCAAGGCGCCGTCGAGCGGTTCCTCGCCGGGGATCATCACGATGTCGGCGATGCGCGCCGCGGCGGGGGCGATCCGCTCAAGCCCCAAGGCGTCCAGCGCGCCGGCCAAGCTGTCGTGCCCCGCACGCTTGAGCGCCAGCATGGCACCAGCGCCGGTGGTGTAGCTGCCGGCCTTCCCCAGTTGAGGGCGGTGGCCCATCTTGCGGAGGACGAAAGCAGCCATGCGGACGCAGTCGTTCTTGCCCAGCTGCCACGGCTGACCCTTGAACCGGTCGACCGCCGCCTGCGCCGCCTGTTGACGCCGGATCATCTCGATCATAGCCCCATCGCTCCCAGGAAGCTCGCGCGCGTGCTGCCGCTGATCACCGACACCGCTGAGGGCGGCTTCTCCACGCCCCAATAGCTGGTACGCTCGATCCCGGTCATGTTGGCCAGTCCGGCTTCGCCCGGCCACACCAGCTTGTGCCAGGCGTCGGACAGGCGGGCGCCGATCTCCTGATCATGGAATGGCTCTAGCGCCGAAGTACACCGCCATTCGACCGACCGTGTGCCCTTGCCGACCCGCAGGCGCGGCACGTCGAGCTCGCCGGCGAACAGCTGCAACGGATCCGGGATGATCTGCCCGGTCGCCCGGTCAACAACCGCCAGCCAGCCCCGCACCTTGCCGCCCTGCGCGGTCGCGGAGGCGAGCGCGGCCGCGGCGACGCTGCTGGGCGGTACGAAGGTCAGGTCCCAATCCGGTGCCTCATCGCCGACGCCGTCCTTCAGCGTTCCCGCGGCTACCAGCGAGCCAAACAGATCGTCGCTGCCGGTGAAGAGCTTGTCGCCCCACGGCACTTCACCGGCACCGACCAGGTGGCGCATGGTGTAGCCGGGCAGCACGACCTCGACGAGCGGCGCGAGCGGGTGTTGTCCAGACCGCAGCGCGGCCGATGCCTGAGGGCTGAGCCGAAAGGTCATTTCCGCTCCTGAATGGAGAAGGAGAGCGGCTTGGTCCGGTTGCGTTCGAACCCGGCACCCTTGTCGAAGCCGGCCAGCTGCCCCTCGATCATCGGGTCATCGAAATGGCAGACATCGCCGTCGCTGGTGACGAAGCGGAGCATCGGCCAGATCGGCAGAGCGACCTTGCCGTCTGCTCCCGCCATCGCGCGGCCGCGGACCATGTGGACGTAGTGAACACCGCCATGTACGATGCTGAAGAAGCGCCGCACGAACTCGGTCTGCCGGTAGGCGCCGCGCAGGTTGATCGTCGAACCTGTCTGCCCGGCGCCGTCGGCGACGATTCCGCTGCCGATCGGGCGAGGGGCGTTCGGCAGGCGAAGCTGCAGCCGTGCGTCGGCCGTGGTCGCCTCCATCAGCAGACCAATCAGGTCGCGGCTTTCGGCATCCTGCCGAAGCTGCGTCGTGCTGACGTCGACGGCGAAGCGATCGCCCATCCGCGAGATTTGCAGATCCTCGCCGCCGAGCACGCCCTCCTGATTGGAGGAGAACAGCCGGGGTCGGATCGTCAGGTCGGCGATCCGGGTCCACGGGACGAAGACGCTCAACGGAACCGCCCGAGCCGGCGAACGCTGGCGCGGGTTGCGTCGGCCTGGCTCATAGCCGCGCCGCCCGCTGCGCCCTGCATCGCTGCACCCGCATCCCCGGCGTTGATCTGCTCCCAGAACTCAGGCGTCATGAGATTCCCCGAGAAGTGGTTGTGCGTGACCGAGGGCGAGGGATTGTCGTTGGCGAACAGCTGCCGCGTCTCCTGCGCAGTGGTGACGCGCGACCCGCGAGGCATGCTGACGATCTCGGGTCCGTTCTCGCCGACCAGCGACATGCCGCCCGACCAATATTCGGTGCCGGCCGCGTTCGTGCCCGGCTTGAACAGCTTGCCGATGTTGCCAATCGCCGAGGACAGGGTCGGCAGCGCCTTGTCGCCGTTGATCAGGTTCTTCAGCGGGTTGAGCAGCGCGAGGGTGATGAACTCGTTCTTGAGGCTGTTCAGGATCGTCTTGCCGGCGTTCCCCCAGCTGGACCACGTGTCCTCGCTGAGCACGGTGCTGACGAAGTCGGAGCCATACCCGCGGAGTTCGTCGAGCGCCGTCGTGACGACCTTGACCTTCGCTTCGTCCTGCTCGGCCATCTGATCGACCCGATTGCTGATGTTCCGCCGAGCGCCCTCGACCGCGTCAGCCATGGGATCGTCGGTGCCGAACAGCTTCTTGAAGGTCTCGTAACTCTCATCGGCCATGCGCTTGGCCTCGGCATGGTAGGCAGCCATGCGCAGGCCGTTACCCTGGTCGACCGTCAGCTTGCCCTTGCTGACCAGCGTGTCGATCTTGGCCAGCGATTCGGCATAGGCATCAGCCGCTGCGCGCGCGGGATCAAAGGCCCCGACCACCTCGCGCAGGTCGGCGTTAAGCTTGTCGTTCGCCTCCTCCGCGTCGCGCGCCGCTTCCTTGGCGCGCTTGGCGGCGTCCTTGAACTCGTCGAGGGCCATTTTGCCCTTCGTCCACGCGACGTGGAAATGGTCGCTGTGGCCCTTGTCGCCGGGGCCGAGGAGTTCGACTATGTCGATGCCGCGAGATTCGAAGATCTTGCGGACGTCGGCCTTGGTCATCGACTGCATACCGCCGGACGGCACGAAATCGACTGCCTGGTTGCGATAGTGGTAGCTGTTCGCGACATGCTTGCCGCCGGTGGTGCTGGTGACGTGGACACCAGGCAGCGCGCCGCGCAGCATGCTGGCCACCGAGTTGGCGGTCAGGGTCTCCTGATCACGCTTCGTCGAGTTGGCAGCTTTCTGCCGATCCTGCTCGGCTTTCAGGGCGGCCTGCCTATTGCGTTCGATCGCGTCGAACTCAGCCTTTGAGGCTGCGCCAACGGCTTCGCCCCTCGCGACTGCCGCGGCCTTGCTCGCCTTCAGCTTCTCGATCTGGGCGTCGTATAGTCTGTTGATGCGTGCGATGGGATCAGTTGCCAGCCGCGCCGCCTCTTTGCCCTGCTCTGCAGCGAGTGCGATGCGGGATTGGCCGAGCGCAGCCTCAGCCTTGGCGACCGCCGCGCTCTGCGCGGTGAGAGCTTGGTCAATTGCGTCGACCTCGGCCTGCTTGCTCGCAATCCCCATCGTCGCGACATCGCCGCGCTCTCCGCCCATGCGGGAGGCCCGGATTTCGGCCTGCAGCATCGCACGAGCATCTTCGAGCCGTGCGCGAGTCTTTGCTCGAATGGACAGCTCTTCGGCCAGATTGGCGCGAGCGTTGATATTGTTCTGCTCGGCAGCCGTGCGCTGTGTTGCCAGCGAGGTTTGCACCGCCGCGGTGTTATCGCGGATCGCTGCGGCGACGCCCTCCGCCGACTTGGCAAAGGCAAGCTGTGCCTGGCGGTTGACCTCAGTAGCCTCTGCATCCTTTTTCAGCTTGTCGACGGCATCATCGAGCGCGTTGTTGCCCTCGAACAGCTTGGCGATGAAGGGGGTGAGGAGCGATATCCCGACCAGTAGGGCAGCCCCCCACGGGCCCGTCATGAACCCCGCAACGGCGCCCAGCTTGCCGGTCATGCCCTCCGCCTTCTCGGCGACGCCCGTAACCTGCTCGCCGAAGCCGGCGATGTCGGGTGCGGAATCCTCGGACGCGCTCGCCGCCGCCTCTACACCCTTGCCCGCCGCGGCACCGCCAGACGCGATCAGCCCGAGAGCCTGAAACAGCTGACCGGACTGCTGCGCGAAGATCTGCATCGGGGGCGTGCCCGACGAAAACTGCGTCGCGATGTCACTCAGCTGGAAATTCAGCTGCTGATAGCCGGCCTTCGCCGCGCCACTCGCCTCGGCCTGGTTGTGCAGCCCCTTGGCAGATACGTTCATCTGCTGCTGTAGCTGCACGTGCCGCTTGGAATATTCGTCGAGCGTGATCGCGCCCGTCGAAATGAGCGTGCGAGCTTCTGCGATCTCGCGATCGAAGCGCTGCTGCGCGGCGAAAGCCGGATCGATGGCCGCGCGCAACGCATTCGCGCGGTTCTCCATCTGCTCCTGCGCAGCGATCAGTTCGCGGAACGCCATGGCCGATTGGCGCGCAGACCCCTCATGCTGGCCATAACCGGTGCTGTTCGTGTCGTTGATCCGCATCTGCGTTGCAGACTGCGGCGTGATCATCGAGAGCTTGGCCGCGGCGTTCGACTGGCGCTGCAACGCCGCCTCGACATCCTTGGTGGCGGAATCGAACGAGCGCGACCAGCGCTTGGCCGTGGCGTCACCGGTATCGCCGATTTCGACGAAGTCGGCCTTCACCTGCGCCTTGCCCTCTGTTCCGAGGCGGATTGCTACGGTTCGACCCATCCCATCCTCCTCAGTCGAGAGCCTCGTCGGGCACCATGTTGCCGATGATCGCAGCTTCAGCCGCCGGCAGGACGTCGGCGAGCAATTCCATGTCGGCTCCGAGCGCGGTGCCCATCGCCATCACGGCATTGAAATCGAGGGCGAACGGCTGCCCCATTCCGACCGTGCGGATCTGCCGGTCGCAGGCGTTCAGGACGTCCCAGATGATTTCGGCGTCTTCGTCCTGCGCGGCTTCCGCCCGGTAGGGGCAGGCTTCGCACCGCCCTTTGCTTGCGGCGTCACAGGAGAGGGCGCAGTATCGCTCCCCTCGGTCGCCGCCGCCCCAATGCCACTCGGAGAGGCGGCGAAGGCGTTTTTTGCCCGCTCGCGAACCACGAAGGGGATGACGTAGGCGGCGTCGAATGCCTCGAAAGTCAGCGGGTCGGAGAGAACCAGCGCCTTGTTCTCATCGGTGCATTCCAGCAACTCGCCGGGCCCCGCGTCGTCACCGTCCGCCATCAGGCAGACGTCCTTCCAATCGGTGATGCCCTGCATCAGCAGCGCGTGGCTGAGGGCGTCGCCGAGCTCGGCCATCTGCTCTTCGGCCGATGCGGCTTCCGATCCCTCATGCTCGTCACGACCGAGCACCGCCAGCGCGGCGCGGCGCGCGCGGCGCAGGCCGGCGCGATCGATCGGCGCGAACTGCACCTGCGCGCCCATGACGGTCTTCCATTCCGGCCCCGCGGGCCGCCGAGCAACGAGCATCAGTAGCTCGCCACGTCGGTCTTGAGGACGGCGCGGGTGCTGAACCCGCCGGTGCCGCGCGACGCCTGCCAGTTGAACTGGGCCTGGATGCCGTTCGGGCCGGTGACTGGACGCTTCGGCTTCGGCAGGAAGACGCGCGGGACGAGGAAGACGAGGCTGTAATTGCCGAACGACCAGCCGAACGCGAGGTCGACGGGCGTCCCGCTGGTTGCCGCGGCGAGCAGCGTCAGGTCGGCGAAGCGGACCGTGATCGAACCGGTCGATTGTGCCATGCCGGCGTCGCTGTCCTCGATCCGGCCGTCCGCCTGGATCGTCTCGACCTTCTCAAGGTTGTTCGAGAAGGTGAAGTCGGCACCGACGACGCTGCCCAGCGCCTGACTGCCCTTGTTCACGTAGCCGGTCGCTTGCGGGAAGCGGACCGTGTCGAGCGCCGCAGGGCTGGCCGGGCCGGCGCTGGTGGCGATCGGGTCGGTCTCGCCGATGCAGATCAGGCTGCAGGTGGCGTTGAGCAGCCCCGAGCGCGACATGCCGATGCGCAGCTGGTTGCCGCGCGCGCCGCGGTTGACGGTGTAGGCGGGCACCTCCGGCGAGCCGACCTCGATCGACATCGAGGGCAGCACCTGCGCGCCCGAGGTGAAGGTGTGGGTATAGCCATCGGTCGCGTTGCCGGTGGTCACCGGGTCGCCGAAGAACAGCTTGAGCCAGCGACCGAAATTACGCGCGTCGACGGGCACGACGATGTCGCCGTCGTTCGTCGCTACGTCCGGCGTCGGGTCCTGCATCTCGCGGCCCTGCCCGAGCAGGTCGCTGGCGATCAGCGGACGCTCTTCGCCCAGGCTGTGGCTGACGATCGGCAGGCTGAACCAGCTGCCATTGGTCGCAGGAACGCTGCCCGGCGTCGTTTCGAAGGCGCCAATGACCTTGGCATTCGAACCGCGCGCCCGCTTGGTAGGCGTGAGAGCCATTGGCTATCTCCGATCAGGTGAGAGGTGAGGTGGTGGTGTAGCTGGCGACCAGCATGAGGTCGGCGCCGCGCAGCGGGGTGGCGCCTTCGGTGAAGATGTCGTCGGTCGCCGGCGCCATGGCATCGAGGTAGGTGCAGAGGCCGCTGAGGAACCGGTCGGCAACGATCGCCGCGTCAATCGCCATCAGCATGTCGTCGAGCGCTTCTTCAGCGGTGCGACCGGCGCTCTTGTAGGCGGTGACCTCGATCGGGATGCTGTGATCGTAGTTGTAGCGGGCTGGTGATAAGTCGACCTCGGGTTGACCGGGGTCGCCGGTGCGCACGATGACGCGCCCGCCGTCCGGCACGCGCTGCGGCGCGACCTCGTCGCCGTCCAGACCCATAACCTGCGCGCCGGGGAGAGCCTCGGCGATCACGTTCTTGAGCGCTTTCAGCACGTCGAGGCGATGGCTCATAGCTCACCCAATCTCCGGCTGAAGGAAGCGCTGAAGCTGTCGGCCCAGCGGTCGGCGACCGCCTCGATGTCAAGCAGTTTCGGGAGGCGGACGGTGCGGCGCAGGACGAACATGAGCACGGGCGCGACTTTGCGGCCTTGGCGGATGCGTCCGGTCGTCGCGTTCCGCGAGCCGCGCCCGTTGCGCGCCCGGATCACGTCAATGAAGGCGAGCAGGGTACCGTCGCGCCCGCGCCGGATCTGGAAATCGTTGTTGAAGGCGTTCTCGACCTCTTCGGGCGACATCGCGCCGCCCTTGATGGTCTGCCCGCGGCGGTTCACGCGACCGCGCGCCCGAGGCACGTTCTTGGTCGGGATCCAGAGGTATTTCGCGCTGCCGACCGGCCGGACCGTGGCGCCACGATTGAAGCTGTCGACGATATCCGGCGCATTCGACCAGATATAGCCGCCCGGGTTCAGGCTGACGCTCGACCGGGGATAGACCTCGCTGCGCCAGGTGTTCGCCAGCCGCGTGCCGAGGCCGGCGCTGGTGACCTGCGCGCGAAGCTCCTGCTTGGCGATCGGCGTCGTCTCGCGCATCGCGGCGCTGGCCAGTTTGGCGATATCGCCTTCGATGCCGTCCAGTTGCAGCCGCAGGTCGCCGAAGCCGACATCAACGCGCATCGGGCTCCGCGCCGACGGTCCACGTCAGCCCCTCAACATCGAGCCGCCCGTCGCCCTGAATGGAATAGACGTCGTCGCCGATCATCAGCCGCGCGCCGTGCGCCGGCCGGTCGACCTCCGACTTGCGGATCTCGAACAGGTTGGTCGCCTGGATGATCTGTGAATCGCCGAACCTTGCATCGGCATCCGGCTGGCTTCGGATCACGCGGATTTCGCGCGGAAAACCGTGCTCGGGAATATAGACCGCCGCCGCGGAGCCGGGCGCGTAGAAGATCGCGTCCAGCGCCGCGGCGAACGGGTCCATGGGTTACACCTGGCCGGTGAGCTTCACCGCGACGGTGGCGTCGCCGCTGGCGGCGTTCTGGACGGCCGGGCCAACCAGCGTGTTGTTGGTCGCTGTGGTGGTCAAGTTGAACGCCGTGTTGTCCCAATACAGGCGCTGCCCCTGGGTGATGGCGCCGGTCGCCTTCGGAAGCGTGAACACCTCCTCGGTGACGCCGATGACGGGCGCGCCCTGGGCCGCCGCTGCCGAGGCGACGGCGAAGATGGCGCCAACGATGAACCCGTCGCCGCTGTTCAGGGCGCGGGGGGCGGTCAGAGTGAGGTTCTGACCCTTCTGCACGTAGTTCTTCATGCTGGATCTCCCTGTCCGACCCCGGCGCTGCCGGGGCGGGACGGTTTGGGGTTAGGCCGCCCGGGCCTCCCGGATCGCGGCGACCATCGCCGCCTTGGTGGTGGCGCCGCCGAGGTCGATGCCCTCGTCACCGGCGAGCGACTTGAGTTCCTCGCCCTTGAGCGCGTCGAGGCCGTCGTCCTCTTCCGGCTCGCCCTCCTCGGGCAGGTCTTCCGGATCGCCGTCGAGGCGGCCGGAGGCTTTCAGCTGCTCCGCCTCGGCGTCGGTCACGGTAAGCGCACCCTCGATCGGGTAGCGTACGGCACCGGCGATCACTGCCGGGCCGATCAGGTTCACGATCTTCATCGTATGGTCCTTTCTCGGGTCGGCTTAGTTGCCGGGGTTGCGGTAGAAGCCGCGGAAGTCGATCGTGGCGGCGCCGACGTCGAGGCGAGCCTTGGTCTTGATCCCGTCGACGTCGAATCCGGCCTGCGTCTCGATGAAGACGCCCTCCTGACCCTCGAGGTGCGACAGTTCGATCGTGTCGATCGAGCTGGGATCGGCGACCAGATACCAGCTGTTGTCGGTGATCCGCGGCTCGACGATCAGCTGCAGCTTGCCGGCGAACGGGTTGACGGCGTTCGTCTGGGTTGCGGCGACCGCGGTCAGGAACTGCTCGGCCTCCGTCTGCTTCGCCGGGCCGACGACCAGGTAGGTCGGACGGACGGTGATGAAGCCGCCTTCGGCCGAACGCTGCTGCGCCATGGCGGTGCGGCCCGCCGCGACCGAGGAGACGGTGATTGCCGCACCGGTGCCGAGGTTGCCGTGCTGCGACGAGAACAGCGCATAGCCGTCGGCCATCGTCGGGTTGCTGATGACCAGCCCCCAGACGAGGTCGCTTTCCAGATCGCGCGCCTTGAAGCCGAACTGAGTCGGGATGCGCGAGAAGAGGCGCTTGTCGTCGTTGATGACCGCCTGCCGGGTGATCGCGATGATGCGGCCATAGGTCTGCAGCCTGTAGGTCATGCCGGTGTCGGACATGGCGCCGTAGGTGAATTCGGCGTTCTCGCGGACCAGCAGCAGCGAGGGCGCATCGCCCAGGCCGATGATGTTGGTGTCCTTGAAGTCCGGCAGAGTGCCGCGCGAGACGATCGGCCCGAAGGTCTGCGGTGCAGCCTCATAAGCGGCCCGCACGCGCTTGCCCGCGGCGCTCGACAGTGCGTTGGCGAAGTCGCTGGTGGTGTGGGCGCCATAGCGCAGGCCGAGCGCGGCACCGGCGATCTCGAGCTTGTTGCCGCCGAACACACCGATACCGGTGCGCTGGCAGTAATCGCGTGCCATCTCCATCATCGACATGCCGCGGAATTCGCGGGCCGCCGCGGCGTCTGCTTCCGGCACCTGGGCCGAGGGATCGGCGCGAAGCACCACTGCCGCCTCGATCGCGCGGCGATAGCCTTCGCTTTCGGTGCCCGAGCGCCCGGCGCGGGCGTCGATGTTCGGCAGCGCACGGCTTTCGATCAGGCGATCGCTGATGGCGCGCTCGAAATCGATCTCGGTGAGCGGCGTCGCTTCATTGCGCTCGATGAGTTCGCGCGCGAACGTATCGCCGAGGTCCGGCGCGCGTCCGCAGCGCTCGAAGATGCGGGTGGCGGTGATGACCGGAGCGGAGCGGTTCTCCACGACGGGTACCGGCGGCGGCGCGGCGACGGGCGGGGTGGCCGGCGCGGGATCAGCCGCCGGCTCGATCACGGGATCGGGCATTTCATTCTCCGGGTTGGGAGCGGCGGCGCCGCGGATGGTGCAGGGGTGATCGCCGCCCTGCGCGGCACTCCGCTGGCGCACCTGCGCCGCGGCATCGAAGGGCACCGTCACAAACGAGAGCTCGACCGGCTCCCAATCGGTGGCGAGCATGTGGGGATATTCCCCCTCGCGCTCGGTGCGTTGGAATTCGAAGACGTTGTACGAGACGCTCAGCGAGCGAATGTGGCCGTCGATGATCTTGGCGACGGTGTCGGCGACGTCCGGCGTGCGCGCGAGCCGCACGCGGCACAGACCCTCGCCATTTTCGATCCGCACGCTGCCCGGAACGACCGAGCCGAGGACGCTCGAAAGGCTGTACGTGCTGTGGCTGTCGAGCAGACAGGCACCGGCGTTGAGGCGACCGAGGCGCACTGCACCTGCGTCCATCGAGAGCTCTTCGGTGTAATATCCACCGTCGAGCCAGTCGAAGCGCAGCCCCGCCGCGCCAATCGACCAGACCACCTCGATCGAATTGTCCTCCTCCTGATAGGAGGCGGGGCGAACGTCTGCTGCACGGAGCATCGTCGGCGCATTGACGGCGCGCGTCTCCGCGGCCGGGGCGATTGCGGTCATCAGGTTGTTCCTTGCGCTGCGCTGTCGGTGTTGCCGGCAGCCGCCTGGGCAGCGGTGAAGGGATCGCCCTTGTAATAGAGCCCCTGATCCTGCTGCTTCTTCAGATCGGCCTGCGTCTCGGCCATGAAGGTGTCGTGATCGATACCGCGAGAGTTGAGCAGGCTGCGGCGGTTTTCTAGGCCCGCCTGCATTTCAAGGATGTCGGCCTTGGCATCGCCCTCGCGATCGATCGACTTCCGCGGGGGCGGCGTCCAGCGCATCTCGTAGGACGGCGCCCGCGTCTTCCCGAACTCGTAGGCCGCCTGACAGAACCAGTCCCATACCCGGTCGAGGAACACGGGGATGATCGTGTTGAACTGGCGTTCCTCGTTGGTGGCGTCGAATTCAAGGGCGCCGGCGCGGTAGCTCGAGAAATTGACGTTCGAGAGGTCGCCAGTGACGTGCTCGTAGGTGGCTCCGACACCCGCCGCCGTGGCGAGCAGGTTGATCTTCACGGCGTCGTTGAGGCCGCCGGCCGGCTTGGGATCGGCGAACTGAACGTCTTCGCCTGGCGCCAGCGTCGTCATGGTGCCCGGCTCGAAGAATTCGACCGGCGGCAAGTCTTCGCCGCGCGACTGGATCTGCCCGAACGGCTCGTCGACCCAGTCGGGATTGATACGGCGGAAGCCGACGAAGCAGGACTCAATCTTGCGGCGAACGAGATCGGCATCGAGGGCATCGTCGATGTCCCCGAGCTTCTTCATCACCGGTTCGAAGACCGACCGACCACGCTTCTGTCCGGCTTCCTCCTGCTCATAGAGGTGGATGACGTCCGCGGCGGGTACGCGGAAGGACGGTCGGCTGCGGCGATAGTCCGATCGGGCGGGCAGGAACCAGTAGCCGGCGACGTTGCCGTTGGCGTCGTATTCGATTCCGCCCTCGATATCGTCACCGACTTTGCCGGTGTCGAGCAAGCCGCCGTCGAGGACGTCGATGCGCAGCGGGACGACCGAGGCGTCCTTCACCAGCCGGCGGACGATGAAGGCGTCGCCCTCACGGAACATGGTGCGGGTGGCGAGCGCCTGCTGCCCGTAAAAGTTCAGGCGGCCGCGGAAGTCGCTGACCTTGACCCATCGCGTCCACAGGTCCTGCACCGCTTTCGGCCCCTTGGGAGCGCCGGTTATGCCCCAGCCGATTGTGCCGTTGAGCAGGGCCCGGATCGCCTTGCGGCCGTAAGGGTTCTGATACGCAAGCCGCAGCACAGCCGCACGATCGACGATGCGCGCGGGCCGCGCGTCGTTCGGATCGCCGGTGTTGACGCCGAACGACGGGTTGTCCTCGCGAAGCCGCTTCATCACCCCTTCGACGCGGCGCACCTGGCCCAGCTGCACCCGCGCGAACGCCCGCTTGGCGGCGTATCGCGGCGCGATCGCAGCGATTGAGCGCTCAAACACGTTCATCAGCGGCGCATCCGGCCGATGGTCGTGCGCCGACGCGGCTGGGCCTGCGATGCGGCAGCCGAGAGCTCGGCCTTCACGTCAGAGCGCAACGCGCGCATCTCGTTGAGCGAGTGGAACTCGGTCTTGCGGCCGTCGGCGAAGGTGACGGCGCGCACCCCCGAGAGGATTGCGGCGTCAAGCTTGTCGAGGTCGGATTGCTGGAACGCCATCAGCGCCTCCGTGTCGTAAATGGGTTCGGCTTGCGGACCGGCGTCGGCTTGCGCGCAGCTGCCGGCGCCTTGGCAGCGGCAAGCTTGCGGATCTGCGAGCCCGTCTTTGGCGGCTCAGGTTTTGGCGGCGTGGGCGGGAGCTCCTCGGGAGCATCCATCTCGCCGCGGACCTTCGACCAATGCCGATCCGTCCATCGATCTATGCCCAGCGCGTAGGTTATCGACCGGGCGTAGACCGCCATGTCGAGCGCCTCGTTACGGTCCCTCGTCTTGTGCCATTCGCGCCGGAACCCGCCGTTGCGCAGTCGCGTCATCCGAAGCTCTTCGGCGACAAGCTGCTTGATCCATTCGTCCGGCGTGCCGTCCGGCAGGAAGACGTAACCGTCCGGGTAGGCCTCGCCGTCGACCGGCTTTTCCAACGCCAGCTGGCCGTATAGCTCGAGCTTGAGCATCGACGTGCCGACGGTCCACAACCGCACGCCACGCTTCACCTTGCGCCCGCGGATCGTCACGTCGACCCACGTCGGACCGGCGATCGCCTGCGACGCCGCCAGCGTTTCTCGCCCTTTCAGCGCCATGACGAAGCCGGGATGCCGGCGCGCCCAGTTATAGACCTCCATGGTGGATTCGCCGTCGCCAGAGTCGATGCCGACCCGCGCGAGCTTCATCCGCCGACCATCCTCGGACCGCCATTCACGGGCGATTTGCTTATCGAGCTTCGTCCAGGTGGCCTGATCGGACGCGGCGCCGTCGATTTCGATATGCTCGACCAGCGCGCGCTGGCGGTTTGGTCCGAATGCCCAGATATCGAGCTCGATGCGACCGCCGCCGCCGCGCTGCACGTCGGCCGCGCCGACCAGCAATCCTGCCCAGGCGGGCGGCGTCTTCAACCGCATCGCCTTCTCCCGGCGATCATAGAGGCGCTGCCATTCCGGCGCCTCGCCGCGCTCCGCCCATGCCTCGCCGAGGACCTGATTTACGAACGTACGGAGGAGATTGGCGTCCTTACGGACCTCCATGAACTCGCGCGCGATCTCCAGCCACGCGGCGCCGGGATGCTGACTGTAGGCCGCCCAGACGTGGAACGATCGATGCCGCGGAAACTGTGCCGGATTATGGGCACGCCACTCGCCATTTTCATCCATCCAAGGCTTCTCGGCCTCGTCGATCTCACAGCCCTGCTCGCACTGATACCAGGCGCGGGTCGGAATCTCCTTCGGTGCCCAGTGGATGCCGGGGCCGGTGCCATCTCCGAACACCAGCGTCTGCATGTGCCCGCACTTGGGGCAGGGAACGTAGCGATACTCCTGGCTGCCCTGCTCGAACAGCTGATCGATCCGGCTGAAGCCCTTCACCTTGGGCGTCGAGCCGGCAGCGCTGAAGCGGCGCGGCGATGTCAGGTTGCGCTTGAACGCCAGACGGGCCGGGTCGCCCTCTTCCTTCGACGCCCAGGGGTAACCGTCGCACTCCTCGAGGAACACGTCGTCGGCGGTGACGCGCCGGAACTCCTTCGGGCTGTTGGCGCCCTTGATCTGGATCCAGCCGCCCTTGTAGCGCTTGGCCCTGATCTGGTTGTCTGCATGCCGCGGCTTGAACGTGGCGACCGATCGGACGACCGGCCACTGTAACACTGGGTCGAGGTCGTCGCGGCTGAACTTCTCCGCGTCGTCGATCGTCGGCTGGTAGATGAGCGTGCGCGCTGGGTCGAACTTGATACGCCAGGCGACGAAGCATTGAAGGATCGTGGAGTAGCCGATGCGGCTGCTCTTCCGCACGGACAGCTGCGCGGTCTCGGGATCGGTGAACGCGTCGGCGATGTCCGCCTGGAACGGGAATGGCCGGATGCGCGCACCATCATCGGAGCGGGCGTGCTCGACCATGAACTTCGACAGGGGCGGGCGCTCGCGCGGCTGGCAGGCGGCGAGCCACCCCGCAGCGAGGGAAACGCCGTGCGCGCCAGGTGCGCGGTAAGGCTCAGGCGCCCCCTTCGTCTTCGGGCTCGCCATCGTCAAAGCCCCCGCCGCGCGCCTCTTCAATCCGCGTCATGCTCAGGTCGGTGAGGACGTTGTTGATCTCGCCATCGATGCGAGCGCGCAACTTGGTGTCACCCTTGGCGACGCGCGCGCCGACCTGCTGTAACTGAGCGACGATCATGACGATCACGCCAGCGCCGGCGGCCACCATGTCCGGCAGGGAAGCGAGCTCGCGCCTCCGCTCCGCGTTATCCATAGCCTTGGCGTCAGCCTGCTCTTTCGCGAGCCGTGCCTGCTGCTGCTCCTTGTCGAGCGCGTCAGGATCAGCAGCCTCGACACCATACTTATTCTGCGCCCACGCTTCGATGTTCTCGAGGAGCGATGCGCCATCCGCCGGCAGGTCGCCTTTGGAGCGGAGCTCCCCGATCCAGCGGCTGGAGCAGCCGAACAGAGCGGCAAGCTGAGGCCGGGTTGGCTCTTCGAGGTCGATCTGCGCCACTTCCCTGCTCCATCTGGTCAAAGCCGCAGAAAAGCGTCGGTTTCCCTACCGGGGAGGAAGAACCATAGGCCATCTTGTGCCTAGAAACTTTATGGGCCTTTGCCCCCCGTACTGCTCAAATGCCCCGGAAGGACCCGTCGGGTCCGGACCTTTCTCGGTCCGGATCGGTCAGACCCGCATTGGGCCGGCCTGAAAATCGCCTCAGGTGACGAGGTTAGGTGATATCCGTGAGATACTCGAAAGCACGAAGTGAAAGCCGTGCGATCAGACCCGGTGCAGCAACCGCTGGCCTCGGTGGACAAAGCGCAGGGTGTTCTCGTCGACATAGTTGATCTTTTCGCCCGACGAGAGCTGCGTCCACTTGAGCCCATCCAGCGTGGCGAAGGGATCATCCTTCGTGCCAGCGTCGATCACGTCTTGATAGGTGAAGACCTCAAACAACTCGCCGTCGTCGGTCCGATACATTGCGGTATCGATCAGCTTAGCCATCCCAACCCTCCATTGCGCCGCACGCCCGTCGAAGCAGGAGGGACGGAGGCGGTCGAAACCGTGGCGCTAGCCCGTCGATAGCCGCTCATGCGGCGATGCCCGTGATGGGCTGAGGCTTCGCCTGTACCACGTCTGTTCCTAATAGGTAAGAGGCAATCGACACGACGAAGCCGGAGCCGAAGTTGACCTTTGCCTCCTTGTCCGTCCCGCCTTCTACGACACCAGTCATGCCCGCGAATGCTCCCTTGCTCATCCGCACCGTGGTGCCGATCGCCACCTTGCGCCGCGTAGTCTTGAGCAGCGATGCGGCAAACCGCTCCTCTGCTGCGCGAAGCGAGGCCAGGCCGGCGTTGCTGACCAGCGGGATACGGTCACCGTGTCGCATGATGCGAAAGGCAGGGTAGGGGCTTACCGGCAGCGCCAGCGAACGCAGCAGATCGTCGACCCGCGTCGCATCGGCGAAGACGAACGTCGGGGTGATCGCCACCTCAACCTGCACGACCTTGTCGCGCTGCTTACCTCGACCAACCCGGCGCTCCATGCGCGCCGGTGTCCACGCCACCACGCCCGCGTTGGTGAGCGCCCGCGCCAACGGCAGCGTCCGCGTTGCTGCCGTTGTCAGGATGCACCAGCGCTGCACCGCGCCGCCCTGATCCTGCTGCTCATTCCCCGCCATCTTCCTGAACCCCGCTCTGTTGCTTGCCGTACTCGTGCGGCATCCGGTCAAGCCGGATCGAATTGTTTACCATTGTGGTTGCATTGGCCCCGGCATGGCTCGACGCATGCTCCCCGAAGACCTTCTCGCGATGCTCACCGAGGAGGTGCTGCAAAGGTCGGGAGACAACGCAACCGACTGGTCTGCGATGATCGGGCCGATCCACACCTTCCCCCGACACCGGAGGATCGGGAACTCGTGGGGCGTGATCCCAGGCGGATCCGCGAAACAGCAATCGACCATCACGGAAGCGGTCGCTGCTATTCACGCGACGCACCCTGTCGTGAAAGACTACTGAGGAACGGAGGCGACAAGCGCTCGGCGGCAACCGCCGGCGGCACCCACTGCGCCATGATGCCGCCCTTGCAGCCATCGCAGGACAGGGACGCAGGGGCCGGCCCGAGCCGCTCCTCCCGCGATCCGCACGGGCAGCAGTAGAAGGTGCGGCCATCGTGCCACGCCACGTCATGCCGCCTCTGCCTGCGGCTCGTCGTCATAGGCGAGGGCCGCGTCGATCTGCTCCTGGGTAAGAAAGCCGGCCTTCAGCCCCAATGATCGGATCTCCGCCTTCATCGCGCGGATGCCGGCCGGCGTGATCTCCGGGGCAGGCAGGGCGGGCGCAGGGTTCGCCGCGCGCCGGATCGCCTCCCGCATGCGCTGCAGCGCAGCTGCGCGGACGTGGCGACGCTCAACCATGGCATCCGCGATCTCGCGAATCGCGGGCTCGACCTCACCGACGAAGCGAAACGGCTTGTGGATCGCCTTCTTCGCGGCGCTCAGCGCAATCATGGCGGGCAGGTCGCTGAGCGCCTCGACCATTGCGTCGCGCCACGCGGTCGCCGCTTCGGCGCTCGCCGTCGGCAGCACCTTGGCGGCGAGGCGGCGCAGGCGCTCGTCCATCGCGCCTTCCCAGCCGGTACGTCCCTGCCGATCAGCAGGGACCGGCGCCATCTCGGCCGCGTTCTTCGCGACGGCCGCGTCGATCGCCGCATCGGCACCCACGCCCAGCCCAGCGATCGCCACGTCAGTCGGCGAGAAAAGCAGGTTCAGCGCCTTCCATGCCAGGTCGTGGGCTCCATCCACCAGCGCGGTTTCCGGGGCGATTGCGGTCGGGGTGTTGGCCATTGCGGAGAGCCCTTTCGATGAAGCTGGTGGGGTCGATTGCGCCTTCGCGCTTTGCCGCGCCGAGGGCGGCGATGACGGAAGGCGTGCCGTGGTCGCGTTTCCACTTGCCGATTAGCCGGCGCGCCTTCGGCTCAGCGACGCCAGCACCGGCCATCAGACTGAGCCCGGCGTCGAACATGATCTTGTCCGGATCGGGAATGGCAGGCACAGCGGGCGCTGCGGCGCCGGAAGCGTCAGCTTCCGAACCAGAGTCTCCCTGTCCCTGTCCCTGTCCCTGTCCCTGTCCCTCTCCCTCTCTCTTTCCCTTGGAGGCGTTGTCCCGAGGGACGTAATCGTCTGTCCCTAGGGACAGGAAGGGGACAGACGCGGGATGGTTAAGGGACAGCCAGTCCCCGAAGAGGGGACGGGGTTCGCGATCGTCCGCGGACACATTGGCCCGGTCATTGCGCTTCTTGATCGTCGCGCATTCGGTCCGGTAGCGCTGCCGCAGCTTGCCTTCCCATCCTGCGACAACCTGCTCGGCGATGACAGGATGATAGAGCCTGCCGTCATCGCATGAGACGAAGCCGCGAAGTGCGTCCTTCCGGTGCCGGCGGAACGTCCGCAGATCGCGCCCAAGGCCGCACAGCTTGGTCAGCACAGCATCATTGTCGGGCAGCGATCCTGCTGGCAGCTGGTGCCACGCGGCGGCCCACAGCAGCACGGCGTACCAGCAGCCCTCGGGATCACCTTCGGCGGCGAGGTCGCTATCGCGCAGCCGCGCGACGTGAAGCGGCATGAACGGGAAATCTTGGAGATCCGCGTCAGCAGGGGTCAGGGGGGCGGTCATACGCCTGTGCGCTCCTTGATGCGCGCAGCGACCTGGCGCATGAAATAGGTGCCGTTGCAGTCCTGCCAGACGGCAACCTCGACCAGCACGCGCCATGGCCCTTCGGCATGGCATGCGATGATGCGATCTGCCGCCTGCTCGACGAGATCTGCGATCCGGCTGTCGCTCACGCGCTCGCCTCGTCGCGCAGCTTCTGCGCATGCAGGGTGAGGGCGGCGGCTCGGAGGTCGAGGGCATCAGCCGCGGCGCGCAGATCGTTGTCCGTCACGCCGCGCTCGGCGCCCGTCTTCGCCCGCAGCGTGCGGTCAGCGATGCCCAGCGCCTCTGCCAGCGCCTTCGCGCTGCCGAGCAGAGCGCCGGCCTTCATCAGGGCGGCCATTCGGGGCATCGCTATCAGCTGAGAACGTGCCGGATTAGCGGCACGCTTGGCTGCGCGGCGCGCTGCATCGTCGGCGTCACGCCGTCGGCGGGCGTCGGCGCGGGCGCTGAACGCCGCGTCCAATTCGGCAGCCACTGCCGCGTTCATGCCGCTTCCCCGTTGTGGGCAGCGAGGCCGCGATCAATCAGGCTGGTAATGAAGGCGTCGAGAGGCTCACCAGCCGCCGCAGCAGCGCGGATGACGGCAGCGGAGATGCGCGGTTTGTTGCCGCGCTCGAAATGCGGTTCGCCGTCGAGCACCGACATGACGATGCCGCGCGCCCATGCGCTGGGCGTCGAGCCCGCTTCCGCGGCCAAGCGCTCTACCGTCTCGTATTTGGCGCTTGGAAAATGGATGTTCAGCTGCCGCCGATCCTGCCGCGTGGCGACATTCGCCGGCTTCCAGCCGCGGCCCATGCCCTTTCCGGGCGAAGCGTGCCGCTTTTCCGGATCGTTTGCAGCCGTCTCGGCGGGCGCAGGATCAGGGGCACGCACCGCGGGTGCTGGCGAGGCCGCTGGCGTGCGAACGTTCCGGCTCGCGAGGCTCTCGGCGGCTGCGCGGATTTGGTCGATACGGCTCGGCTGATCAGGCCGGGCGACGTGAATACGAGCAGGATGCGCTACGACAGTCTCAGGGTGAACGTTGATCGGCTTCCCGCCGTCGTCGCGGCGAACGACTGTGCCGGCGAGCGGCCGCGCGGGGGAGAATGTCGACCCACCCTTCGCGCCGAGCACGATCATCCGCGGTTGCGCGCGCCAGTCGATGCGAATCTTGCCTTGGTCGGATAGCTCGGCCAGCAACGTCCGGGCGTGCTCCGTCGAGGAGAAGCCGAAGCGCTCGCAGATTTCGGCGTCCGTCATCTGCGCGCCGCCGGCGTCGACGCTGGCTACGATCCAGTCGAGCATACGCTGAAGGTTGATCTTTGCGTGGGCCATTATGCGCTCCGGATGGGCAGCCAGCGGGTGCGGGTTTCGCGATCGTGGGGACGGGTCCAAACGATCCAGCAGAAGTCGGTCGTGCCGCCGCGGAAAGCCTTGTCGCCAAGGTCAGCGATCAGCGCGCCCGGCGGCATCGATGGGCGCTGCGACAGCACAAGGATGTCGCTCGGCGGGAAGTCGCGGAACAGCGCCTGCCGCCCGCGGCTGGCGAGAAACGACAGCTGCTGGAGGATCGCGACCTTGTACGTCGGCAGGGCCAGCGCGCGGCGGCAGAACGCCTCGGCGAGCTTGAACGGCGGATTGGTGACAATCGAGAACCGGGCGGTCTCGTTTACGACTTCGAAATCGTCGCAGGTGAGGAAGTCGACCGGGGTGACCGCGTACTCGTCGCCGCGATCGGCAATGTCGCTGCCGATCGACAGAAAGCCGCGATCCTCGAACACGCGGGGAATCGTGCCGCCGCCGTTCGCCGGATCCCAGATCAGCGTACCGGCGAAGTCGATTGCGTCAGCCAGCTGCTCGACGCACCAGCGCGGCTCGACATACCAGTCGCCCGCCGCGCGCTCGTAGCTGCTCGCCTTCGCGTTCTGAGCGACGTTGCCGACGGTCACGACTTCGCCCACTGCGCGATGCGGTCACCCCAGGCATGTGCCTCGGGTTGGTCGCGCGGCATCGGGACCGGCAGCAGTCGGAACTGGCCGTGCGCGATCGGACGCAAGTTTCCCATCGCGCCGACGCGGTCTCCCGCGGGCGCGCTGCCCGTGTTCGTCATTGATGGTCTCCTGGGCGGGGTTGGCCGCCGAAATATCGGTCCTCAGTCCTCGGCGATCACGTCGGAAAGCTCGGCCACCAGTCCGCGAACGCGGTGTTTCAGCCGCGCCTTCTCGACATGGTCGACGTTCCCGTCCTTGCGCGCTTCGCAGATCTCGAAGGTCAGTCCAGCAGCGCCAGCCGCGATCGCATCCCAATTGGTTTCGGCTTGCTCGATCCCGACGAGGCGCGCGTCGCCCGGCTCGGTGAGCATGTTGATCGCCGCCGCCGGCAGATGACGGCGCAGCGTCAGCAGGCCGGCGATGCCCATGCTCGCGCCAGAGGCCCACTCGCGCAGCGTGCTCTCGGGAACCTTGGATGCTGCCGACAGCGCCGCGCGCGTCGTGTGGCAGCCCTTGCCGACGAAGCTCGCGAACATCGCGCGCTGCCGATCGGCGACTTCCCGCTGCATTGCGGCATGATCAGACATGATGACGCGCCTCCTTGGCGATAGCAGAATGGGAATGAACACCAGCACCCTTCATCTGGCGCCGAAGCTCCTCCGCATCGCTGTCGCGCGCGAACTCCTCGCCGCGATCCTTGCGAAATACAGCGACGAACAAGCACGCCGCGAGCAGCGCGATCAGGCCGTAGACGCCAAGGGCGGTAAGGGAACTCATGCCGCACGACCCCAAGTGTTGATGCCGAACGACATGCCGAGCATGTACGCGACACCAAGCGCGAACCCGGCGATGAAGCCCAGCCCCGCCCGATCGAGCAGCAGCGCAAACGCCGCGCCGATCGCCATGACGACGATGAAGGTAATGGCGCTGCGCATCTATGCGGCGACCTGCTCGGCAGAGGCGGGAGCGTACGTCGCCATGAACGATCGAACCTTGCTCTCTGTCGACCTCCGAAGCTCTCGCCCCGCACGAAGCCCTGCAATGAGGTTAGGATCGGATGCCGCACGCCGGCCGAACGTCGTTTCTGGAACTCCGTGCTCCGCACGGAAGCGCTCGATGTCGGCGAGGATGTCGGCTTCGCTCTTCATGCCTCTCTACCTAGTTGGATACTTCCAACGTTGCAAGTAGGAAACTTACTCATTTCGTGCCGCCCGGCGCTGTGGGACATATCCAACATGCCCCCGGTTGAAGATTTGCGCGGATCGACCCTTTACGATCGTCTCATGGCGCTTAAGCCGGCAGACTTGGCCGAGACGGATTGGGCGGAGCGTGCTGGCGTCAATCGGAGCTTTTTCTCCAACCTCAAGGGCAAGAATACCAGCCCGCGAGCCGACACTCTGCGCAAGATGCTCGCATACATCGACCGCAATGAGGCCGACCTGTACGACCTGTACGGTCAGGAACGGTCTGCGGGATCGTCGAGCAGCGCTATGCCTGCGGAAGTAGGGCTGCGAGCCGACCAGCCCGATCAACCGGTTGTGCGATCGGCAGATGGCGGTGAGACTGTCGTGATTCCCCGGCTGGACCTATCGCTGCCGATGGGGCCAGGCGCGACGGTCGACGACTATGTCGAAGAGGAGCCGATCGCGTTTGACGCCGGCTATGTTCGATCCTTCACTCGCACGCCGCCGCACCGGCTGCGTCTTGCATCAGGGGCAGGGGACAGCATGTTCCCGACGCTGGTGCCCAACGATCTCGTCTGGATCGACACGACCCAGAACCAGCTGCTGCACTCGGATCGGATCTACGCTGCGTCGATCAATGGCGGGGCCACGATCAAGCGCCTGCGCCCGACCGCCGGCGGTAAACGGATTGTTGTCATCTCAGATAATAAGACGATCGAGCCGTACGAGGTGGATGCCGCTGACGTCGTGATCTGGGGCAGGGTGATACGGTTCGCGAGGGACCTGTAGGGAGGATGACGTTTGCCGAACTTTACTGAAGTCGCTGCTCTGCTGGAATCCGCCGAAAAGGCGCTTGGCGCTGACGTTATTCTGGTGAACGCGGCGATGACGCCAGGTGTCGAGAACATGCTGCGCGCCGTTCTGGATGCAAAAGAAGATAAGCGAGAAGAAGCTTTCGTCATCTTGGTAACGGAAGGTGGCGATGCCGATACCGCTTATCAGATTGGCGCCATGCTCCAGGCTTCGTATGAGCGGATCACCGTATGCGTTGCAGGATGGTGCAAGAGCGCCGGGACTCTCATCGCGATATGCGCTGACGTTCTCATCGTTGGCCCAAGAGGACAGCTTGGTCCAATCGACGTACAAATCGCGAAGCGCGACGAACTCGGCGACCGGGACTCGGGCCTCGTGCTCAGCGCAGCGCTAGCTAGCCTCAGCGATCAGGCGTTTGGCATGTTCGAACGTTACATGATGGAAATCAAAAACAGGTCCGGCGGCGCAGTGACGTTTCGGACCGCGGCCGACATCGCAACTCGCCTGACGATCGGCATGATGTCACCAATTTTCGAGAAGATCGATCCGGTGAGAATGGGCGCAGATCAGCGCGCTCAGAACGTCGGTCGCGATTACGCAATCCGACTGAACCTCAGACCGGGCAACCTGGCGGACGACTCCTCGCTGAACATGCTGCTCAACGGTTATTCGTCGCACTCGTTCGTTATCGACTACGAAGAGGCTGGCAGGCTGTTTACGGAAGTGAAAGGGCTCGACGGGCAGGCTGCTATGATAGTAGCATTGCTTAACTCGATGGCGCTAACGCCACAGGCAAAGCCGATGACCCTTTACGTGGCTGACACGTTCAAAGGTGCAGAGAACGACGATGAGGAAGACGGCAGTGAGCAAGAAGGCGACGATGACCAGCCGGATGATAACGAAAGCGCTGACGCCGACGGCGACCCGAAGCCGAGTAATCACCGTCTCGGATCGTCCGCAGACGAAGGCGCTGCCGCGGACGTATGAAGAGATTTTCTCACAAACGCTTGACCGCCGTGGACGCGTCGTAAGCGCTGCGGATATGATGCGCGCCTGAATAGCTTGCCGGCGATGCTGAGGTCTCTAAGCCTTGCCATCGTCGGCATCGACTATCCCAACAAGCGCGGCCCCGGCCGGCGCTTCGAGCTTGAAATATGCCGCCCCGGCGAACCGGTCGACCTCGTCCCGGAGCCCAAGAATCAGTTCGACGAGCACGCAATCGCCGTGTTCTCCTGCCGCGGAATCCAGCTGGGCTATCTCAAGTCCGAGCGGGCGGTGTTCATCGGCACCCTCTGGCGCCAAGGGCATACCACCACCGCCATCTTCCAGTCGCTCGAGGCGACCGTCGGCTGGGTGCGCGTCGCCTTTGATGGCGAGGTGCCGACGCTAGTCGAGCAGCGTCCAGCGCCCCCAGCGGTAGACGATAGCGGCTTTTTCCCGGACGACCCCGGCGGAGAGTGGGGCGCATGAGACAGCTCTCGTTTAGAATTGTTCAAGCGGTACCCACGCTGGCCGCTCTATTGACCTGCGCGTGTTCGGCCGAGCCCGACCAGATCACGTCATGCGAAGCGCGTCTGCTACCGACGCTGAAGGCCCCGTCGACATATCGCAAAATCAGATCGACGGTCGCGGCTGTTGGAAAGAACGGCCAGCAGGACGTCTTCATAGAGTACGACGCTGCTAATGAGTACAACGCGCCGCTACGCGCCACGTTTTGGTGTGTCTACGACCCTAAGACGAAGCACGCGGCGCAGCATAACGATAGCAACCTCGAGCCCGAAAACTTGGAGAACATAAAAGATACAACGGACGCTCAAGAGCCGAAGCCGTCCTCACCTGCGTCGGCTCCGGAGCCGGCCTCCGGAGCACGGTCAGTTTCGCGGGCGCAACCCGATGAGGTGCCGGTATGCGACCAGCCGGACTCGCCAGAGAAGTTCGCTCTGATGAATGAACTCGGTATCGGCTGCACCGGCGAATAGGTTAGATAAATCCAACTGAACTGTTGACGCGTTGGATATGTCCAACTAAATAGGCTCCATAGCCGCACAGAGCGGCATGGAGGCTCACCGTGGCGAACGCCGCATCTCTCATCCCCGAACTGGATGGCGCTACTGAGCGCTTCCTGATCGATATGGCGGGCGGACTGCGCCGCAATTCCGGCACACCGGCGCGCGGTCGCCGTGAGTTCGGCCGGGCCATGCGCCGCGAGGCGCGGGCGTGATGCCGCCGCTTCTTCTCGAACGTCCGGTGCAGCGCGCAGTTATCCGGCATCTAGCGATGATGGGCTGCTACGCGGTTCACACGCCGAACGGCAGCCACCTTGCCGGCGACGTTCAGGCCCGCATGAAGCAGACCGCCGCCTTGAAAAAGGACGGCGTCAGCCCCGGCTTCCCCGACCTAACGGTGATCGACCAGCGCGCGCCCCGGATCGGCTTCATTGAGGTGAAGCGGGAGGGCTTGAGCAAGCTCGACCCGGCCCAAGTGTGGTGGCGCGACGAGTTGAACCGCCTCGGCTTGCCGTGGGCGCTTGTAAACGATCCGGAGGGCGGGGCCGTCGTGTTGAAGCAGTGGGGCTGGCGATGAGCCAGATCTCGCTGACCGAGCCGCAGGCCGCGATGCTGGTCTACGTCCGCTACATCGGGCGAGAGGGGTACGACGCGCCGCGCAAGCATCCCGTTCTCGCCGCGCTTGAGCGGCGCAAGCTGGTCCGCTTCGGCGGCACACGCGCGCTACCGCGGATCGAAGCCTGGCACATCACTCCCGACGGCGCCGAGTGGCTGAAAGCCCGCGCCGCCGCCGATGCGGCGATGGTGCTCTGATGGCGCTTGGTATCTCTGTCGCCTTTGACAAGCCACCTGTTGGCCGCCAGGGGCTTAGCGACCTCTGGACGCCGAGCGGAAAGCGTCCCCTGTGGTTCGGCACTATTCGCGGTGCTGAGCGCACTGCAATCGCGTTCGTTGGCGGCGAGCGCTTCACCGAAGAGCAGGAGGCCGCGCTGATCTCGCTCGGGCGAGACGTCCTGACTGCGCCGGCGATGCTGGTGAAGCGGCAGGCCGGCGACGAACTGACATGCGGCCAATACGATTTGCCCGAGGTCTTCCACTTCGAATGCCCGGTGACCGGCAAGGTCAAGGCTGACGGCAAAATCCAAGTCATTACGCCCAGCGGAGCCACCGCTTGGGTCTATCCTGACGGCTGGGCACAGCGACCGCTTCGCACGCCCGCCGCTTATTCCGTGCGGAGATACTGATGACCATGGATCATGCGCAGCACGCGCTCGGCGTGCTGTCCCTCGCCGTGTTCGCCGGGGCAGGGGGCTTCTCCCTCTACGCCATGGTCGCGACGATCGCGCCCAGCTGGCGCCGCATGGTCGACGCCTACCACGGGCGTCCCGTTTCCCCAGCTGCTTCGGCGACGCCCCACGTCGCACGCAACCCCCAGCGCCGCGGTGTCGAAGCCGCCGCCCCGCCAGCCCTTCAGGTGCGCGCATGATCGCCGCGTTTATCTCGCGCGCGGTGCGCGACCCGGATTACCCGACGAACTTCGCGGTCTCGCCGGTGCGGTGCCCCTACACTCGTCCGTTCGAGCATGCCTCGGGATGCGGGTGCATCGACTGCGAGACGCGCCGCGCCCGGCGCTTTCGGCTGGTGTGCGCCGCCGTGCTGCTGCTCATCGTCCTGGTTGTCGCATCATGAGCGCCGCCGACATCGTCGCACTGTTGATCGGACTCGCCCTTGTCACTTTCGCCGCGCGCTACGTGCCGAACGACAACTCCAATCCCAACGAGGAGCCCCTGCCATGACCGCCGCAAGCAACGAGGTGGTGGCGGTGATCCAGGCGGATATCGACCTTGTCGAAGCGCTTGCTGCTTTGCGCAAATCCGATGGGATCGCAGCGGCGCAGCAGATTGTCGCCCGCCACCGCCTCGCCCACTCCGATCCCCGCCCGGTTGCGGAAGGTCTGCGGGAGGCGGCGATAGCGACCGTTGCTGGTGCCGCGGATTATGTGGTGCGGTTCGAAGCTGCGCTCGCCGGACAGAAGGATGATCCTAGCGCGTCGTTGGCCTACTTGGCTTCACAAGCGGAGGTCGCCGTTCGCTACATCAAGCGCTTGCTCGCCACCCATGGCCCAGCACCGATGGCGGGGGAGGTAGCGACGGGAGAAGATCAGGCCTTCATCTTCGACGTGCTCGAAGCCTTGAAGCCGCACTTTCCGGAAATCTCGTTTTGCTTCGCGCGCGGAACAGGGGGTATCGAGCGCCAAGACATCCTCGCCATACTCGACGGCCGGAAGCCCGCGACCAGTGTCAGCGAGGTGTTCGATCTCGACGGCCTCAAGAAGCTGTGGCGTACAGGCGTCGAGGCTGGGCGAATTTTACAGGATGCAGAAAGCGAGGACGGTGAAAGCGCCGCCCTCAACCTGCTGCGCTCGCGGGAAATACAGGCAATCGGTGCCGCCATCAGCAACCGCAACTGGCATGATCTGGAGTCGGCCTACAATCAGGGCCGTGATCGCTTGGACAGCATCCTGACGGCTCGCAAGCTACGGGAGCGCCGAGCATGACCTCTTCCCGCACTCCCGCTGTGCTGCCCGATGCCCTGTCCTCCACGCAAGGAGGGGCGGAGGGATGAGCGCAATGTCGCCCGCGCTGGCCAAGGTCGCGGCTGATACGGCCGCCCGAATGAGGGCGTGCTTCACGGCCGCACCGAACAGCATACCGGCTCGCCTTAAGCCCCGCGCCCACCTCGCCCAACAGGAGTCGACCCATGACCAATAACCCCGATGGGCTGTCCGATGCGCGGGCGCTGGCGCTCAAACACGCTTTGCCTGGTATCTATGACGGCATCAGTACTTTCGCCACGCAACGCGGTGACGCTGATAGCAAGCCGTACATGCTAGCTCTGCTCGAAGCTCTCGCAACAGTGCGCGAGAGCAAATCTAGCATGCTGCCCCAGACGCGAGCGCAGGACTTGGCCGACGCAAAGGCGTGGCTGTGCGCCCGGTGGCATCAGGATCACCCGAACGAGCAGCATATCATGCAACTCGCCGACTATGCCGCTCACCTTCGCGCCACCCCGCCCGCGAGCGATGCCGCGGTTCCGGCGGGGGAGGTGCGTCGTAATCCGGATGACCCCGATTGGGATAATTGTCCGGCCTGCAAGACCGGGTCGCTGGACACCGGCTACGAATGCAATTCGTGCGGGTTCGACGCGCAGCCATTGGTTCATCTGCAGGACGCCTGCGAGGCGCGAGGCGAGCGGATGCACCCTTCGGAACTGTACGAGAGCGAAATCGCAAGTCCTGTGCGTATTTCCGCCGCCCCCAAGGTTGTAAGCGAGAACGACGCCGGCCTTCGCGATGCCCTGCGTAGCGAGTTCCGCGAAGCCAGCCGGGGCACTGGTCGTGCAGGCACGGCAGAGATGCGCGATGGCCCGTACATGTCGATGGACGATGCTGCCGGCGTTTACGCTGACCTGATGCTTGGGAGGGCGGTTAGTGACGTGGGGGAGGTGTTCGACCTCGACGGTATCAAACGGCTGTGGCGGACCGGCGTCGAGACGGGCCGTATCTTGCAACAAGCTGATGCCCCCAAGGTCGCGAGCGACACCGGGGCGGGGTTGCGGGAGGCGTTCACGAGGGAGTTTCGCACTGCCAGCCGAGGCTACGGTCGCGCAGGCACAGCGGAAATGCGCGACGGTCCGTACATGTCGATGGACGAAGCGGCGGGGGTTTACGCTGACCTGCTGCTCGGAAAGGTGGGGTTGCTGCGGGAAGCCCGTTGGTACGTAAACGATGCGCTTGAGGCGCACGAACACAGCGATGGCCGTGATCTGTTGAACCGGATCGACGCAGCCCTAGCCACCCCCACCGATGCGACGGACGGGGCGGCGGGCGGCGGGGAGGTGCAAGGCACGTTCGCTTGCCCGATTTGCGGCGATGACAAACCGCACCATCACACGCCCGCTGTGGTCGATGCCTACCAGACGAAGGGATCGCGCAAATGAGCCGGTCGGAGATCATCAGCATCATCGCTCACATTCTTGAGCCATGGGCGTTCGAAACGACAAGTTGGAACGCAACAGTCGCTCGCGATGACGCTATGGCCAAAGCCGAGCAAATTGCAGATGCTCTCGCCACCACCCCCGGCGGGGAAACGCTAAGCCAGCGCCAAGCGCGAGAAGTGAGGAACCCGACCAGCGGCTATGCGGTGCAATCTGGTTCGCCAGCGCAGTCCTATGGTGCCGCCATCACCCCCGGCGGGGACTTGCTGGAACAGGCAATCACGATCGTAAACGAGGAAGGGCCGCAGAACCCGGAAAGCGACTGGACCGACTATGCTCGCGCACGGGCGTCGATGCGTGACAACATCCTCAAGCGTCTCCGCGCCCTCAAGCCCGCGGGCGACGGGGGTGAGGCATGAGCTACGACATCATCACCAAGGACTTGTGCCGAAAAGCGCAAGAGGATTGTCACGCGGCAGTCGAGCGGACCGCGACCCTTCTTGAAGATCCGGCCGATCGGATGATGGTCGCCATATCCGCAAGTGCTGGATCGCTCGCCGCTGCGGCTGGCTATGTGGCGGCGCTGACGAAAAATGCCACCGGGAAGGACGTTGAACCGGCCGCTGCGGTGGATGCGCTTTGGGAAATGATCCGTCCGCTAATCCTAACGACCGCGGGCGGTGACCGTGCACCTTTCGAACGCTTGCTCGCGGAGTCACGCCCATGACCACCGACGTTGCAGCGATCTGCGCGGATGAGTCGCGGTGCCCGGATTGCGGCCTGCCGCACTGTGTGTGCTTTGACGATGACGACCAGCCCGACGAGGACGATGATCTGGAAGACTGCATGATGGGGCCGGATGGCTATTGTGGTGCCGCTGGCAGCGAATATTGCGACTGGGAATGCCCGCTGCATAATTCGCACTTCGGCGCCGCCCTCCAGCAGAACGACGAAGGGGAGGGGCGATGACGCCGCTCCCGCCGTTCACCTGCGAGGTCGTGCGCGTTCATGACGGGGACGGGCCGCTCTGGTGCCGATCGGGTCAGAAGGTCCGGATCGCTGGCATCCAGGCGCCGGATTTCAAAAGCGCGGCACCCTGTCGCCGCCCGGCCGCGCGCCGCGCCGCCTATACCTGCGACGATCGCGCCGCGGCGCGGGCTCAGTGGATCGTGTCGAGCCTGACGCTCGGCAAGCGTCTGACCTGCCAGCCGGAGGGCAAGAGCTACAGCCGCGTCGTCGCGCGCTGCACGCTGCCAGACGGGCGTAGCTTGTCGTGTGCCGCGATTACGGCCGGTGCCGCCGTCGGGTGGGACCGGTACTGGCGCCAATATCGAATGGGGGAGTGCAAATGACCGCCCGCGCGACGACAGCCTATCCGCGTCGATCTGTGATCGATCGTGCAATAGCCGCGGCGAAAGATGCCGGCATGAAAATCGGCGGCTTTGAGGTCGATCCTGACGGGACTGTCCGCATCCTGACGGAGCGGTCGCTGCCGGCAGCTGACGACGCCTATGCGAAATGGGCCGCAAAGCGAGCGGGTCGCTGATGCCTGCCGGTCTTCATATCGTCTGCAAGCGAAAGGTAGGGCGGCCGCTCAGGTGGTACGTCTATGCGTGGCGTGGTGGCCCGCTGATCCACAAGGCAGAGGGGCCGCGGCCGAAAATCACGGCTGCGCTGACGGACGCCGCTGCCGAGGCTCGCAAGGCCGGGCGGGAGACGCCAGCGCGGAGCTCTTCGAACATGGCGGGGCTGATCACTGCCTTTCGCAATGCCCCCGAGTTCCAGAAGCTCGCTCAATCGACGCGGACATCGCACAACACCTGGCTTGGTCGGATCGAGGATGAGTTTGGCGAAGCGCCTCTCGCCGTCTTCGAAGACCGCAAGGTTCGAGCGGACGTGCTCGAGTGGCGCGATCAGTGGGCGGACAAGCCGCGGAGCGCCGACGCTGCAATGCAGACGTTCTCGCGCCTGCTAAGCTGGGGCTACGATCGCGGAAAATTGACCGTCAACGTCGTGAAGGGTGTCGGGCAGCTGTACGATGCCAACCGCTCCGACGTGATCTGGGAAGCGAGCGACTTTGAGCGAATCGCGGCCGCCGCCTCTGTCGAGGTGAACGAGGGTGTGGCCCTGGCGGCGTTCACTGGCCTGCGGCGTGGGGATCTCGTCGAGTTGCCGTGGGATGCCATCGGCGAGCATGCGATCGTCTGGAAGACGAACAAGAGCCGCGGGCGCAATCTAGCGACGATCCCGCTGCTGCCCGAGACCAAGGCGCTGCTCGCGCGCATCGTCGCGCGCCATGAGGCAGACATGGCCGGCAGGCCTGATTCGAAGCGTCGACCGCTCCCCGCGACAGTGCTTGCGAACAGCCGCTGGCAGCCCTGGACGGCGACGGGCTTCGGCAGCCGCTTCGACGACGCGAAGAAAGCCGCCGGGATCACGAAGCACCTGCACGATCTCCGCGGGACGTTCGTGACGCGCTGCTGCATCGCCGGTCTGAACGATCGCGAGATCAGCGACATCGTCGGCTGGGATACAAAGGATGTGGCGGCGATCCGGGCGAAATATGCCGACCAGGCGAGGGTCGTTGTGGCGATCGGTGAGCGCTTGGCCAGAGCCGCAATCAACTGA